TTTATAGATAAAGATCCATCAATATTTGACTCTAATTCTGCCATAGATTTTATGCACTGGTACTTAACATGTCCATCAATTTTTAAACCACGTTTTGCAACTCTCTTGCCTTTTAAACATTCAGACATTGAGGGTTGTATACGCGCTTCCTTGATCTCTCCCTGTACAATCATAAGTAGGGCTACCACTAACTCTGTCATCAATGTGCTCCGTTTCCGTTTGCTCTTACTTTATCTTTTAATTCTTCTACATCTTCTAAAAGTTTTTCAGTTTGTTTTTGTATAAACTGTATGTTTACTTTGTTGTGCATCATGTCTTCAATTCTTGTTTCTATCTGCTCTACAGACTTGTACAAATCCTCTAGTAAAAAATGTTGCTCCTGGTCCGTAGGGATCTGTTCACTTTTTTTAAGCAAATCATTTTCGAACAGCTCACGTGATGTCTCTAACGATACCAACCTTGCCGTAAGCTCGGTGTATGCGAACACGCCGGCTGCAACGAGTAAAATTAGAGAGGCAACCGTCTTCATCGGCATCTGTACGGCAGCTTCTTCGCTTATATTTAAAGGTTTCTTACTCATTTATTTTTGGTTTTGGTAAGGGTAGTATATAGTTTTTTGGAGGTGTTTTCAATTTGCTTTTACCTGAGCTTATAAATTTATCTCCCATCAAATTAACCTCTGGGTTTTCCTTTTTATACTCATCTTTCATGTCATCCCAAAGGCTTTTTGAGTCAGCAGGTCTAGTGTTATCTCTTGTAGGAGTAACACCTCTACATTTAGACACCAGCAAATCAAAATTTGAATTGTATGCAAGACTAGGATTACTATTAACCCTACCGCACATCTTCATTAATTCTAGTTGTTGTTTGATTGCTACGTTTTCTTTTGAAGTCTTACAGTCTGTACCTAAATATTTTCTGTAAGTAAATCTTATGCCTTGTTGTTCATTGGAACTACTATCACTGTAATTATAATTAGTATCTCTTCTTTCTGTGCTTATTTCCATTTCACCACATCTTACACCATACTCATTGAGGTATTCGTTTCTAGGATATGCAGGTTCTACAAAAAAAGCTAAGATGGTGAGGGCCAAGATAAGTATACCTGTAAAATAATAATTCATCCTGAGAACCTCCATAAATTACCTGTTTAAATCTTTTATATCATAGTCGTGTTCTCTAACTTGATCTGCTAGTTGTCTGTATAAATTTTCTGCCATTTGCCATGTCGCTTCTGCTGATGATAGTCTTGTGTTTTGTTCTGTAATTTTATCTTCAGCAACTTTTAAATNTCTTGTAAGATCTATAATCTGTTGTTGATTTGAATTTATGGTATCTGTTAAATTTACGATGTACCTAACACCTGTAAACGTTCCGACTAGCACTGAAGCCACAACAGGGACTAATACAAAATTTTTTTTAAGTATACTAGCTAAGTCCATTTTTGTTTGCTACCTTCCCCACGTTAACACCTTTTTTAATTACATAATCTTGTGTGCCATTTGCACCAATATTTACCACACGTCTTAAATTTTTTTGTAAAAGTTTACTTTGATTTTTTTCTTTTTCTTTTTTCAAATAACTTTCTAATAGCTTTGTATCCCTCATCTGATAAGACTCCTATTTTAATAATAAGATGATCTAAACTTTCAAAAAATCTATATAAAAATTTATCAATCATCTTTTTTACCGTTGTTTTCAAAAGACATATCATCTGCATAATCTTTGTATTTTTCATATGTTCTTTTGTTGTTTTTTACTTTTTCCATTTGGTAAAACATCTTATCAGAATCTTCTGTGACCATGCTAGAGTCCTCTGCATCCCAATACGTAGTTTGTACTGTATAGTCTGGCCAATCGTTATCAGTAGTATAACTAGAACAGTGCCACAAAATACGATTATTAGGTTGAGCTGCAAAATTACCATTATCAAGTTCCAAAATGTGCGCACACTTATGTTCTTGAGGTATTTCAGAGTGTTCAGTATCCAAGATGTTAACGTCTGGATGAGCCCAGTCGATTGTAAATAAATATTTGCCATGATAAAATTTTTTATCTAATCCTAGATATTTACCCTTTAGACCATCCAACCAATCAAAGCAAGTAACACTAGGCCAATAACTAAAACAGTTCCACAATTCCAACTCATGTACTTGCATATCGGGCACTTCGGCTCTATCACACTGTTTTTGGAAAAATGCTGAGATAGGCAATCTCCAATAACAAGCACCGTTTGGTAACATAATGTTAAATAAGATTGAACGACCTGAAATGGAAGTAATGCTAAAGATAACACAGTCACTATACTTTCCTTTATTTTTTTTAAGATCATAGAGATATTCCTTTCTTATTTTACAGTATATCGGAGGAATGTTTGCGTTCAGATATGCCATGTTTATATTTTTCTCGCCAATAGTTTTTTCTTTCTAAAAGTCTTATTCTATACTCGAGTATATCATATCCAAATAATTTTTTAATAAACTGCGTTAACATTTCCATCTTCTTCTAGCCTGTCTTAGTCTTGAATTAGGATCTGCAGCAGCTTTGGGAAATTTCTTCATCTGTCCTGCACTTCTTGCACAAAATGATTTACGTCTTTTAGCAGCTTTAGATCCTGGTTTAACTTTGCCAGTAACCGCTGTTTTTAATTTCGAACCAGGGTTTGCTCTTCTATAGGCAGCAACTCCTGCAGCAGTCATACCTGCACCTTTTTTTGTAGGTCTAAAATTCTTCTTGTTTCTTGCAGGCATGTTGTCTCCGCCTCTTTTCAATTTTAACATACCACCAAGAGCTTTCTTTTTTTTAAATAATGATCTTGTTACTTCATTAAATGAAGGCATATTTGTAAGTCTTTCCATATCTGTTCTCCAAGACTCCATATTCCCTGCAGAGCCAAGACGTTTTCCTTGGTATGGTGTTTGCCCTTTAGGCCCTAATACACGCGTTTTAAATGAACTACCTCTCCCTGTTTGAGCTTTTACAGGTACAATTGCAGCCGTATCTCCACTACCACTACTTGAACGATGTTTATACTTTGTTAAACTTTTTGTTCCTAAACCTAACTTTTCAGCAGCTTTTCTGGATTTAGCAGTGGATTTTCTTTTTTTAATTGTTTTTAGTAAATCAGACATTTTTTTTCCAGCATATTTACCACCAGAGATTATATGTTTGATTCTACTCATATTAAGTAAATGTTATTGTTACACCAGCTGTTCCTGCTATTGTTGCATGAATTCCTTCTAAAAATAAAATTCCAGAACCAGGTAAATACATATCTAAACCTTCTTCTCCGAATAAATATGTTGCAATAATATCTCCCGTAGCACCACCAGTCCTAAAAATTATTGACCCATTAGTGTTATTTCCTTTTCCTTGTATTGAAGTCAATCTAGCTCTTCTTGTTAAAGGCACCATTTGTGCTGTGCTTGTAGCATGGGCTACCGATTGATCTGATGTAAAACTTCCTCCACCACTCATAATTATCCGTTCTGACCTACTAGACCTTTGCCTGAGTATTTGTCTGTTAATAAAGTTACTGCAGCAACATTAGTTACTGTTGAAGCAAATACACCTTCTGGAAATAAAATTCCATCTTCAGGAAAGTTTAAAGAAACTACATCTCCTGTAGGTACATCAACTGTTAGTAAGTTTGTGCCTCCTGCTTTTTTTTCAGTGTTTAAAACAACTGAGCCAGCTCCACCACCATTGGAAGAAATAAATATTCCTTTGAGTCTTACTGGTTGTGCAATAATTGCAGATGCACTAGCTGCTGTAAATCTTGTTGCTTGTATGTCGCCCTTAAAGCTCATAAAAAAACTCCGTTATTTGTGGCTCCCGAAGGAGCCACTTATTTATTATATTTTACCAATTAACTCAGAACCGTTTCTGTTTTGAGTACAAGTAATATAATCTAACTTAGTTACTCTTTGACCAGCAGCGGAAGCTGATACTGAAGCTGCAAACATTTGCATATCGTCAGTATTAATGTTTGATGTAACAGTAGCTGCTAATTCTCTGTTAACAAAAAACTCAACTACTCCAGCTCTATCAACTCTGAAACCAACTGTATCATATGAACTATCAGTAATAGTATATGCAGTGTGTGTTACTTGATTTGTTCCTGCAGCATTTTTAGTTACAAATCTGTAAAACTGTTCACCGTTATTAGACTCAATAGAGATTCTATTTGCAGATCTCCATCCAGAACTTCCTGTGAAAGTTTCACATAATCCAGTACCGTAGTCAGTAGCGTTAGCATCGTTATTTTGTATTCTAGCTTCGTACCAAATAATTGTTCCAGGATTAGTAATTGCTCCAGTGCCATCTCTAGTTTCTGCTACAGCTTGAAAAGTGTTAGCAGTTTTAACTAATGCTAATCCATTATTGTCTGTAGTATTAGCCGAAGTCAAAGTTACTGCTCCGCCTACTTCATTAGAGATTCCAGCTGCTGCTCCACCATCTGCAATAGCTGTTGACCATTCAGATGAAGGAAGTGTGTTATAAATAAAATCATCTTTATAACATACATAGTTAGGGTTGTTATCTACTGGTAAATCTTTAAACCATTTTTTATTATTATTCAAACCAGCAAACATTACTGCGTTTGTAAAGTGTGTTCCTGCCATAATTTTCTCCTTTGTATAGCGTTGATTATGTAGTCTCTATACCGTCTGCCTAGTCAGTCTACATAATAATTTATTTCTAGGTCTTTTCATTATAACCAAAACTAATATAAAAGACAATCTCCCGCTATAATAACTCTATTTTTAGGGTGTTTACCAAGTTCTGGAGAGTGATCATATTTGGATTCCCAAATATATAAAATATTCTTTTTTGGTTTTAATCTTATTAATTTTTCATCAACCTTAAAAATAGTTCCAATATCTGTATCAGAAAGATATATAATAAATGAAAATTCTTCATTTGTTTCACCTCTGTAGTGGTTATGCCATTTGTAGGCATTTAAGGATGTATCTTTTTGTTGAAAATAAACCCACATTTTCATTTTAAGATCAAAAGTTTTATTTAAATTATTAAAAATAATAGAAGCTATTTCGCCTGCTACAGGACTAAAATCTTTATCTTTCCATAATTTATTATCACTTTGTAATGGAGGATGAGTACAATTTTTTTTATCACAACAAGAATATTTTTTTAAATATTCTATAGCTTTGCTTTCATAATCTTTTTTATCAAGAAGTGAATTTAAATTGTATTCTTTAAAAATAGACATTTAGTTTTGTTTAAATAAAAAAGGGGCGATGTAAACACCGCCCCTTTTAAGTAACCCTATTGGGCTAAATATTTTGACTATTAGCTAGTCGGTAAATTTCCATTACCAAATATACATCTTGGATCTGAGAATCCAAAAGAATATCTTTCTCTAGCTTTAAATCTCATATTACCTGTATCGAAGTCGCCTTCCATTGCAGTTTTGATAGGTGATCTAACGAAGTATTTTAATCCGTTAGGTATATCAGTTAACAAGAAGAAAGAGTCTGTGTCAGTTAAAAAGTTATTAACTCTGTAACCTTCAGGGACCATTCCCATATTGTTAATCGCATTGATATCATTATCTGCAGTTGCCGTTCTCATAGGAGATTTCATGATTCTTTCCGCTGTGAACTGAAGTTCTTTTGGAATAATCATTTTTCTTCCTGTAGAAGCTATTTTTAAGCCTCTTTCATCGACAAATCCAGAAATGTCAATCAATGACTGCTCTAGAGAAGTTTCGTTAAGATCTGCAGCAGTTGCTAGAACATTTGAGAAAGTTCCACCTGTTGCTAATGGGTGTGAAGCATTAATTAATGATACTCCATCTCCACCAGTTGCAGTTGTAACTTGTGCATTGTTCAAAACATTTGCAGCTTTAACTTGCTTCGTGTTTGCCATAGATCTTGCAAGAGCTCTTGTGTATCTGCCCGCAAGTCTATCGTATAGGTTGTC